TGACCGAATCGCTATTCTTATTCTTCCGCCCCTTCGGTCGATTGGGGGGGATTTTGTTGGGTGGGTTGGTTGTTGGATTCATTTCCTTTGAGAGACCACCGATCTCTCAAAGTTACTCGACTAGGGAGTGGCGTAACTCACTCACACGCAATCGCGTGTCGTCTACCATATCAAGGAGAAACCTGTGCCAATTCCAACTGCTGCCACCAACATATTGTAATACAAATTCTTGGTGGCGAGTACGATCAGGTAGGCAAAACTTTGATCGACCAGTTGTTTTGGCTTAATGATGGTGCGCCAATCGAAGCCCTGGTTGTAATACAGGACCAAAGCAACTCCTAAATTCCATCCGGCATGTCTTATTACTCTTTCTTCAAAACTACTGCTGACATACCAGATGTACGTGTGGATGCAGAGAGGAAATGGATTTCCTTTCTCAATGCTCTCTACCATACCCATGGCCCACACGCCGCAAAATTCTTTGATTGGGTCGTTTCCACTTTTAACGAATTCCTCCCATAGTGGGGCAAATATCACTGTGTTGAAAAGTCCAAATTCTAACGTGCTTGCGCTACACAGCAATGTCATGAGCTTTTGCGTCATGCTGCCCTTGTGGTGTGCCCCGCTATAAACCACACTTGTGTGACCTTCGAGTGGTTCAGATGGCTCATCCCAGTCTTTCTCGTATCCTAAATCTTTCGCCATGCACTTGTCGATGACCCAATGATTTATCACGTCAGGGAATTCAAGGGTCCGCAAGTAGGCTTCAGCATCATCGAAGTCAACCTTCTTGATTTCGTAGATGCTTTCCAGTTGTACGTATATCCTCTCGTCGAATTCATGTTTATTAGAGGCATAAGCTTTGTATTCTTCGTACAATGGTTTAATTTTGGGTTCGCCGAGCAATTCAAATGCCCGTTGGACGTACACACGCAGGAGTGGAATGTGAGACATCGTGTTTTCCAGGCCTTTGAGTGAGCCCAAGAACGTCTGTAACATTTCCTTCTTCTTGAACTTGTTTTTGATGAACCCTGTTTTCCAAAAAATTCGCCCAATTTTTGGGCCCCAGACTCTACTGTCGTTGTCGCAAACATAAAAATATCCACTACAGTAGTCAATTGTGTCAGGGTCTTTGACGAAACCCATGCTTGGCCGCAATCCTATTCTCTTAAAATTGTTGTTGGCGGCGTCACACAAAGCTTGGGCTTCTTTATCTACATCTTTACCTTTGTATGGTATG